AAGACTCTTCATGCTATTCAGTGACCATACAACAACTATGGAATGGATAACTCCTGATGTTAAGGCTCTTCTAGACCAAGATAAGTATCGTCAGGTTAATGAAGAAGTAGATGAGGGTTCTGGATTCCCCGGTGTTCTATTGACAGGTAATATTAGACAAGGAGCACAGACTAGTGAAGTCTCTACTTGGGCTATTCAACCACAAATGGAAGAGCTACGTTCTATGTTAATAGAATGGGTTTACCAAGAAGTGTATGTAAAGGGTTCTGACTTAAATAGTTTCCGCAACGTACCAGAGCCATCCTTTAAGCCGATTAAGCTACAAGATGCAGTCAAGACAGCAGCAGTTTAACAACAGTTATTCGCTGAGGGTAATGTAAGTCGCACAACAAGAAACGATATGGCAGGACTTGACTTTGAAACTGAGGCTGAATTGATGAAGGATGAGCAAGCAATTGCTAAGGGATTACCAAGCTTTACACCAACACCATATAGCCCACCGCCTCCAATGATTGGTGGTGGATTTGGTGCAGGTAGACCAGTAGGTTCTCAAAATAAGCCTATCAACCAACGTAATTCAGGTGTAAGTCCAAGCAAACAGAAACCTACATCAAAGGTTAGAGCTACCGCAGAAGAAGTAGATGATGACACACTTATTGGATGGATAGACGAGTACGCCAAGCGTACTGGAATACGAATAACTATGGAAGATTTATAAAAAGTGCCCGGAATTATACATTTATGAAGAAATATTTATTAGTAGCTATTATTTGGGAGGACCATACGGCAGCTAGTCGTACAACGCTTCCTAGAAAACCAGACGACTTTATTACCGTTGTGCTTTCGGTTGGAATTATTATTGAGGAAACCGAAAAAGTAATTGTTCTTGCCTCAGAGATTGAACGCTATGAGGAAAGAGACGATGTATCATATATTGTAATTATCAAGAGTACTATAGTCAGTCGTCAACTCTACGGGACTATCAAGATAAATAAACCTCGCAAATGAGGGTAAATAAAGGGAGGTTCGAATGTCCGACAAAGCAGTATTTACCGCCCTAGCTGAAATACTTGAAGTACCTAATACAGATATTAAAAAGGTAAATCCATTACTAACTATAGCTCGCTTTATATTTGCAGATGATAAGGGAGCACCACTATCTACAGCCGATGCAACCCCATTACAGGGAATCGAGTTTGAAGATTTTGATGAAGTTATTGACACTGCTATGCACATGCCAGTTAAAATGAATTTTAGCGGCGAGGATGTTGCAAGACACGAAGGCGCATATGTTATTGGTCACATCAGCAAGATGGAGAAAGCTGTTGCTGAGGACGGTACAAATCAATTAGTAGCAGAGGCCGTTTTATATAAGGATGAATATCCTCAGGAAGTAAAGTGGTTAAAAGAAAAATATGATGCAGGGGAAGCTCCCGGTATTTCATATGAGATAGCCTACGGTTCTTCTATTATTAAGAACGGTGTTGAATGGCTAAAGAATCTTATTACCGCTGCTGCGACTTTTGTTAAGTCTCCGGCATATGGTAAAAGAACGGCACTATTAGCGTTAGCTTCTGCAAAAACTGATGAAGAGTTTGTTTCTACAATGAAAACTTTTGTAGCGCAAGCAGAAGGAACACAAAAGGAAACCATTGAAGGAGGTATAAACGTGGATGAACTAGAAAAGGTTCAGCAGGAAGCAGCTACATATAAGGCGGAAGCAGAAACGAAAGCAGGGGAAATAACCCGATTGATGGATGTAATAACAGCCAAAGATGCAGAGATTTCTAGCCTAAATGATAATGTTGCTACACTAACTAATGAAAAGAAACTAGAAACTCGCCAGCGTATGTTTACTGAGGCGGGCTTTATGCTAGAAGCAGATGCAGAAAAGTCAGATAAGAAGAAAGCCTTTTGGCTTACTCTATCCGATGAGTCATTTGATGAATATCTAGCAGACCTTGTTGCGGCAAAGGCTATGGCAACTTCTAAGGAATTGCCAGATAAAAAGGCTGAGGCAGCATCAAGACTAACAGCACTTCCAAAGCCTGAATTTAGTCAGGAAGGTTTGGAAGTACCAAGCTTTAGATTTCGTGAATAAAAACTCATAAAGGAGGTTAGAGTAAAGAATGGCTGATGCAATTAACACAGGAAATCCAGTTGACACTACTACATTCATTGTTAACAAATATGACGACATTGATGGTTCTAGAGTTAATCAGGAAACACCAAGAGGAAGATTAGCGTTCCGTGATACAAACGGTCGCATGACACTTCCACGCTCATTAACAGAAGCAAAGAAATCAGTTTACCCTGTAGATTGGGCAAAGCCACTAAATCCGGGTCCTTATTTCGATGGTCCGGGTCTAAACGGTGCAACCCTATATCCATTTAACGATGGCTCTTTCTACAATCAGGAAAACGATTTTGATATTGACCCGGATGTAGCATTTACTACACCTTGGCCAGCAGCAATTAAGCAGTATGATATACCACCAATGTTTTACAACCTACCTGTTACTTCTGGTAACAAGTGCTTGGTTTATGACGAAGGAACGTTCACATACGGCTCAGGTAACTATACGGGCGTAAGCTCAGACTACGGAATTGGCTCACTTCTTTATGCGGAATACGTATCAGGTAGTGAAGGTAAGATTACGGCTTCTGGTTCAGTAGCAGGTAACACTGTAGTAGGTACAGTAGTAGGCAAGGATATTTTTGGAACAAATACAATTACAGTTAAGCTTCGCGGTAATGCCGCACTAGTAAGCTAATCTATGAAAAAAGGAGGGAAATGAGTTAAATGCCAATTGCAAAAGACCCACAATTAACTGATGGACATAGAAAAGCTTTTGCGGAAGCTAGAGCACTAGCAGATAAGAGAGCGTTAGCAGAAATTATTACAGAGTATATTGACCCTGTATATCTAACACTTGACTTAGCTGGTACCTTTATGGGAACCCGCGAAATGAATTTTGGTGAAATCCTTGTAAAGAGATTCAAGGGTAAGTACCATGTTCAGCAGATTGTACCGGGCCAGATTACACTAGGAGAACAGATTACAGTACGTGATAAGGCTGTAAGCTATAACCTAGATATTCTAGCAGCTAAGGCGGAATACAATACGCTTGAGCTAGAACATGGTGGCCCACAATTTACACCGGAAACAGTACGTAGTGACGTTCAGAAGGCGCTAGCTGAAAAGCTATTAATGCGTACTTGGAACGCTCTAGCAAATATTTGGACAGCAGGTAATGCTTCTGCCCTAACAATTACTGGTTCTACTTACTCAAACTTTATCGATGCAGGTGGACCACTTACATCAACAGCACTAGATAATGCTATCGACCATACAAATTTCTGGTCAGGTAGTGTTAAGACAATTATTGGGACAGAAGCGGCTTTGGCTCCACTTTCCACATTCGGACAATACAGATTGATTTCTGGCGCAAACACTGACAATTATGCAACAATTAATGGTCAGCCAGCCGGAACATTCCAAAGTGTTTCTCCGTTTGGGAATGGACCAAAGGGCGTAGAAAGTTATCGTGGCGTATCTAATATCGTTCGCGTAAAGCAGATATTCGATGAATCACAGTATCCTCCACGTCCACTTCTACCTAACGATTTCGTACTGGTTGTTGGGGATAACATCGGTGAGTTTGTAACTTACGGTGGACCACAGTATAAGGAATACGTTGATAACAGACCAACACCACCATACTGGAATTATGAAACATGGATTCAGTTTGGAATGATGATTTGGAATGCTCGTGGAATTACTAAGATTAAGGTAACTTCAACAACACCATAATCTAGCCCACACATAGTCAGGAATGACTGTTATGAAATAGGAGGGGCTACTCAGATGCGAAATTAGCACCGGGTAGCCCCATCTATTTTTATTAGGATAAGGAGAAGGAAATGGCAGAAATGATATACTATAAGAAAAATAGAAAGTATGTTGTTGGTGGTAGATATTTCATAGGTGATGCACAGGGATGGACTCTTACAGATGCTAGTCCTTTTGTCTCAGTTGCTATTGATAAGCACAGAGATTTTAAACTTGCAAACAAAGAGAACATCATTGAGGGTAAGATTGTATTAGCAGAGGAACCTTCAATTGATTGGGAAACAAGCAACGCCATCACAGATGAACAAGGAATAGAATTAGTTAAGAATTTCATGCAGCTAAAGCAAGCCCTACAGAATATTGATTCTTATACTGCGGCCCTTAATCTGCTAGAAATAGCTAAGGAAACTGATAGACCTACTAAGACAATAAGACTTATAGAAGCTCGCGTAGCTGAGTTAGCTGACGATGAGACATCTAATTTCAGTAACAAGCCAGAGGAAATGCAAGGAGTTGAATAAGGGTGAATCTTTTAGACTTAGTGCCGTCTTTTCGTAGACAATTGAGACAGTTTGTTAGTGCAGCAGACACGGACTCTAATCTAGCAGCCTATTTAGCGGATTCTGTTGATGCACTAAATTGGCGCTGGTTAAGAACATACGTTGTTACGATAACGCAACCAAACACTTATAATGTGTCTCCTGAAATCGCGGCTAAGGATAAAAGAGCAATCATCCTAATGGCATCTATCATATATAAGTCTGGCACCATGTCTTTGGCATCCTTTAAGGATGGAGATTTTGCATACGACCCACAACAGGGTAGACAAAATCCCCTTGCTACTGACATTGCAGAATTAGATAAGATGCTACCACTTGCTAACAAGAGATTGGGACTAGCCCATTCACAACCACTAAGAGGATTCTCAAACGTATACAATGCAGAGTCATACGTATTCTTACGTTTCCTTGGGGTGATAGGAGCGATTGGGGAATAAGGAGAAGGAATGGTAAAGGAAGTTACAGTAGCAGTGCCTACTTATTTTGCTAATAAGATGACACTAAATTGTATTGATAGTTTATTTCGAAATGTAGTAAACCCAAAGATTGTAGTTTATAAGAATGATATTGGCTGGTTAAAAGCGTGCAATAAAATCATGAAGGAAACCACAGATGACATCCTACTATTCAATGATGATACATATGCTATCACAGATATAGTAACTGAAATGAAAAAGACAGCTTACTCTGATGATAAGATAGGTATCGTAGGAGGAATGGCTGTTGCCTCTAACGGGGAAATGGTTCTTAACTTTGGAATCTACATGGGTGTAGATGGTAACAGCGCGCATATAGGATTTGGTAAACAGTCTAACGAATTCACGAAGGTAGAAAATCGTAAGGCTGTTGAAGGTTCCTGTATGTATATCAAAAGAGAAGTCCTAGATTTGATAGGCTACTTTGATGAAGGCTTTGGCATGGGGTATAGAGAAGAAGTTGATTTATGTTTCCGCGCAAGAGAAGCAGGATACAAAGTAGTATCTACACCAGAAGCAAAGTACATTCACTTTGTATCACAAACAAATGGGAAGCTTGGTATCGAGAACACTACCTATGATTACTTTATGGGCAAGTGGAAGAGCAAGCTGCAATTAGGAAAGGTTTAAGGTAAAGGAATGCCAGTTAAAGCAATTGGAGAACTTGCAATCTATTATGGAGATAAGGAAAACAAAGGCGATTATGATAACGGAGTCTGGATGAATCTTCTGGACATTCCATTTATCGCAACAATAGAAGAAGCAGGATTATATAAAACAGTGATACGGACTCTTTGGTTAGACGCTGCTGGTTGGAGTAAAGAGATTAGAAGTAGATATCCGCATGTACGACAAATTGGATTATCTGACCACCCGCTTTCTACCCATGTGTCACGTCTGAGTGCCGATAGACAGTATGCGTATCTGAGTGATTTACAATATCTTGATGGCTTAATGGCGCTTACCGAAGAGGAACGCCAGTTTTATCAAACAGTTTTGCCACATATACCCGTGATACGTGTTGGCCTACCTTTTCCAGTCGAGACTTATGAAACTCGCTACGGACACTTGAGAAAAAGTGAGAGAAAATATATCGGGTTAGGTGTGGGTGCATCAGACAATGATAGGAATTTCGTATCAAACCTAATGGCTTTTCGTAAGCTACAATTAAATAACCCTGAGCTATCGGGAGTATTCCTCTCTATTCCAGACCAGTTATTGCAGTATTGTTCATATTGGGCGGATAGGGTTGAAAACGTGTATATCCATAAGAGAACAGAAATGGGAGAATACTATGACTTACTCTCACAGTGTAAGTTTGTTTACAACCTAACTGATAGGAATACACCCGGTAGACTACAGGGAGAAGCAGCCTTCTTTGAAATCCCTGTTATCGGTTCAAACAGATTAGAGTTACAGGAAGAATTATATCCTAACCTATCGCTAAAACCATTTGAGATTGAGGACGCTGTTACCTCAGGGCAATGGCTTTTAGATAATCCAGATAAGGGACTAGATTTAGGAAAGAGAGCACACGAAAAGCTCGTGAGACATTATAACTACAAAGTGTCAAAGAAAAAGTTTGACGATTTGATGAGAAAAATAGAAGGTGAGTAACTTTGGAGATATCATCTGACTTCGTAAAATCTAAGATAGATTCTGTTCGTGAGCAGATTGGTAGAGAGGTTACATTTTATACTTCTAAATCTGGCATTTGTACTGACTGTGTAGCAAGTGGTTACTATGACCCAATTTCAAACACATCCTTCAATTACCTATGTCCTATTTGTATAGGCACAGGTTGGTTGAATTCTGTAGAACCTACAACAGTAAATGCTAGAGTGCATTGGGCTGGCGATGAACGAATTGTAATGACTCCCGGTGGTAGACATTACATAGGTGATTGCCAATTAACTATCGACCCTTCCTATCATGAATTAGCACAGGATGCTATGAAAGATTCAGGCAAGGTTATAGTTGACGGCAGGGATATGAAAATCACTGC